ACATAAAGCACGCTCATGCCAATAGCATCAACACTTACATTGAAGAGTATGTTGGACTTGATGCAGAAGGTAATTATCGAGAGAAAGATAGTATGGGTGATATGTATTTTACCAGAACGTTAAATGACTGGGCAAGATTTGACATCAACAACCGAACAAAACACGATGCCTCTATTAGCTCAGGACTAGCATTAATGGCATCTAGAAGGCACCTATTTATACCTGCTAAGCAGGAATCTAAAATAAGTGTTAAATTTGTAAGATATAAGAATACTGGCATAAGAAGCGAAATTATCGAATAATGGATAAAACATCAGTTGTTATCTCCTCATTACCCTTTCCGGACCAAATGGCGCCAGATGAAATCAAGGCGACGTTTGATTACGGATTAAAGGTAGGAAAAGCTATCGAAGGGGAGTGGTTTAAGAGGAAGTCTAATTCAAGCAGATTTTATCAGCAGTGGGGTGAATTCCACCGCTTGAGACTATATGCCCGTGGAGAACAGCCTGTACAGAAGTATAAGGATGAGATTGCTGTTAATGGCGACATCTCAATGCTTAACTTAGATTGGACTCCGGTTCCAATCATTCCTAAATTTGTTGACGTGGTTGTCAACGGCATGTTAGACAGACCATACACTATTAAGGCTGAGGCTCAGGATGTTTTATCGGCTGAGAAAAAGAACGTGTTCCAGGACATGATCGAGGCTGACATGGTGGCTAAGGACTTCTTAACGATGACCAAGGAAACACTTGGTATTGACGCGTTCAACGTAAATCCAGATGAGCTTCCTGCAAATGATCAGGAGCTTTCTCTGTATATGCAGATGAACTACAAGCCATCTATTGAGATCGCTGAAGAGATTGCCATCAACACACTTCTTAAGATGAATGACTATGAAGATGTGTTGAGAGATTATTACTACGACGTAGCCACGATAGGACTTGGTGTTGTAAAGCATGAGTTCCTTATTAATGATGGCGTTAAGGTTGAGTATGTAGATCCAGCTAACTGGATTCACAGCTATACTGAAAAGAGTGACTTCTCTGATTGTTTCTACTTCGGAGAGGTTAAGCAGGTTCACTACACTGAGCTGCTTAAAATGAATCCAAACCTTACTAACGAAGAGTTGACTGAGATTAAGAACGCAGGTTCAGCTTGGTATGACTACTTTCCTGTGGTTCGTAACTACCAAGACGACGCATTCTTAAATGAAGTTGTGACGCTTTTATATTTTAACTATAAGACTCACAAGAAGTTTGTTTGGAAAAAGAAATTACTTGAGAACGGAGGAGAGCGAGTGATCCGTAAGGATGACAACTTTAACCCCCCACCAAACGAAATGTTTGAGGTAGTTGAAGCCGTTCGCGACATTTGGTATGAAGGTGTATTGGTCGGTGGATCAAACATCATCATTAAGTGGGAGATGATGAAGAATATGGTACGTCCTAAGTCTGCATCACAGAAAGCACTTCCAAACTACATTGCTTACGCTCCACGTTATTATAAAGGAAATATTGAGTCACTCGTTCGTCGAATGATTCCATTTGCCGATCAGATCCAATTAACTCACTTGAAGCTACAGCAAGTTATGGCTCGCGTAGTTCCTGATGGTGTGTTCATTGATGCTGATGGTATTAATGAGGTAGACCTTGGAACAGGTGCCGCATACAACCCTGAGGATGCGCTCAATCTATACTTCCAAACGGGTAGTGTGATTGGACGTAGCTACACACAAGACGGTGAGTTTAATAACGCGCGTATTCCAATCCAAGAGCTCAACTCAAACAGTGGTCAAGCTAAGATGGCTGCCCTTATCGGCAACTACAACCACTACTTGAATATGATCCGCGACGTGACGGGTGTAAATGAGGTGCGTGACGCATCAACGCCACACCCAGATGCATTGGTTGGCGTTCAGAAGCTCGCAGCGCTAAATTCAAACACAGCTACTCGACACATCTTAGACGCTGGTCTTAATACCACTAAGAGAGTTGCTGAGTGTCTATCTATCCGCGTTGCTGACATACTTGAGTACGCTGACTTCGCTGAGGAGTTTGCTATGCAGATTGGCAAGTACAACATGGCGATACTTGAGGACGTTAAGGATCTTTACTTACACGACTTTGGTATTTTCATTGAGATCGCCCCGGACGAAGAGCAAAAAGCACAGCTTGAACAGAACATTCAAGTCGCTCTACAGCAGCAGACAATTGACCTAGAGGATGCAATTGACATCCGTATGATTAATAATATCAAGCTTGCAAACGAGATGCTTAAGATGAAACGTCGTAAGCGTATGGAGCAGAAGCAGAAAGAGAAAGAGATGGAGTTCCAAATGCAGATGCAGACAAACATCCAATCCTCTCAAGCAGCTGCTGAGGCTAAAGCACAGGTCATCCAATTGGAAGGCCAGACGAAAGCTCAGATCAAGCAGATGGAAGTTCAAGGCGACATTCAGAGACTACAGGCAGAAGCTGAGCTTAAGAAAGAGTTGATGGCTATTGAGTTTAATTACAACCTTCAGCTTAATGGCATGCAGATGCAGACATTGAAGGATCGTGAAGATCAAAAAGAAAAAGCTAAGGATAAGCGAGTCGACCTACAGGCCACTCGTCAGTCTGAGCTAATTAACCAACGACAGAATAACCTACCTCCTAAAAACTTTGAGAGTAATGAGGATTCTTTGGATGGATTTGATTTAGAGTCATTCGGGCCTAAATAAAATAATTATTAACTTTGTCAAAATTAAATTAAATGGAAAATGAATTCAAAGTAAGAGCTGTAGAATTTGAAGAGAAATCTGTAGCCGAAAAAGAAGCAGCGCTTCTTGAAGGATTAGAGGATCACTCTGGTGACAACGATACCATCAAGGTAGACTTGACGGAAGATCAACCAGTAGTTGAGACAGTAGTAGATGATAACCCACCACAAGAGGTGGATTTAGATGACAATAAAGTTCTTTCATATCTAGGAAAAAGATGGAACAAAGAGATCACATCTTTAGATGAGTTAGTTGAGCAGCGAGCACAAGCTGAAGAACTACCCGAAGATGTCTCTGCGTTTCTAAAGTATAAGAAAGATACCGGGCGTGGTATTGAAGACTTCATGAAGTTGAATGTCGATTACAGCGCCATAGATGAAGATTCTTTGCTTTACCAATACCACAAAGAAAATAACCCAGAGCTTGATGCTGATGAGGTTAAGTTCGAGCTTGAGTCTAAGTATTCATATGATGAAGACTTTGATGATGAAAAGCACATTAAAAAGGTAAAGCTAGAACGTAAAAAAGAGCTGACTAAGGCTCGTGACTACTTTAATAAACTAAAAGAACAGTACAAAGCGCCGCTTGAGTCAAGGGATGCTTTTGTTCCGGCAGAAGAAAAAGAAGCTTACGAATCTTACAAGCAATATAAACAAGCCGCAACTAGCGAGCAAGAGGAGCAAACAAAGCGGTCTCAGTTTTTTGCTGACAAGACTAGTGAGTTGTTTTCAGATAAGTTTGAAGGTTTCAAATTTGCAATTGACGAAGACAAAGCGCTAACCTATAAACCAGCAGAAGCTAAGTCACTTCTTGAAGAACAGTCTTCACTAAAGAACTTTGTAAATAAGTTCTTAAACGAAGATGGTTACCTAAAGGATGCTGAGTTATTCCATCGAGCAATAGCGATTGCTTCGAACCCTGATAAGTTTGCGAAGTTCTTTTATGAGAAGGGAATGGCAGACACAGTTGATACAGTCTCTAAGGAGTCAAAAAATATCGACATGGTGCGTCAATCTACTCAGATGACTAAGAAAACTGACGGTGGTTTCCAAGTAAGAGCTGTAGAGCCTAGTTACGGTAACAGATTAGTTATTAAACAAAAACCTAAAAACTAGAAAAAATGGCTGGTACATTATCTGCATCTCCGGGTCCATTATTGACTCCGAGCTCTGTAAAGGCAACATTGCCTACAAACTACATCACAAATTTTGATTTCTTGAATCAATATTTGCCTGACACTTACGAGCAAGAATTTGAGCGTTACGGTAACCGTTCAATCGCATCTTTCTTGCGTATGGTAGGTGCAGAACTTCCTACTAACTCTGACCTCATCAAGTGGGCAGAACAAGGTCGTCTTCACACAAAATACACC